CCCTCGGCAAGTGTCTTTTCGCCTGCACCACCGAAGGCTGCGTCGCGCGTGACAGTCGTAGCAAAAACTGGTATGCCAGAGTTTGTGATGTTCATGTCTGCCGCGGTCAGGACTTCGCCTGCCACATAGACGGGGACTGTAGTAACTGCGTTTGCTCCCATAATGCTTCTTATCCTAAGACATTTTCTTCGTCGAGTGTGCCATACACGGCATCGTCCAAGATCAACTCAAAGACAAGCGATGTAGGGCTTGTGAATAGCGTGATCCGATGCCCAGACGATAAGTCGATCTGATGTTGGATCCCTTCAATGGCCAACTCTTGAGCAAGTGAAGTAGTGGTGTTGCCTGTCGTAAAGGACTTCTCTATGGTGATCGTGTTGCCGATCTCGATGACGGCCACGGTGTCGCGTTGGGCGTCGGTAAGCGTTGAAAACGGCGTGGAGACGCTTGTGTAGCGTGGCTCGGGTTCTGCCACCAGTAGATACTGGGCAAGTTCTAGGGCCGCTGCGTCGTTGTGGACGAGCGCGTCGGAGATTGACGTGGTCTGAATAAAGTAGGTCGCTTGAGATGCTAGGTCTTCGGCGATCTCTGGGGTGGTTGCGCCGGCATGGGTGACGGATGCGCGGTTGACAACTTGGTTCGCCTCAAATGAGATGCCTACTTGGTCGTAGGGAATGTTTGTTCCGTTGTCGTGAAAGTCTGCTACCGATGCGGAAAGCGTTGTTCCGATGCGGTCTTGGAATGTAAAGGTTCCGTCTCTGGCGACGAAGATTCTGCCTTGTACTGATTCGTTAATCTTTGCCATGTATGCGGCCACGGATGTTCCGTTGGGAACGGTGTACGCCGACGCTCCGCCAAGTTGGACGCTTGATGTCTCAATGTTGCGTTCGCCCGGCAACTGGAATGCGTTTACTTCTGGTAGGTCTAGGACGGCTTCTACGCGCACGTTGGCTAGTTCTTCGGAGACGTTGAATGTGTCCATGTAAGTCTGGGAGAGAACATAGAAGCGGTCGGCGCATGCAACGTTGACTTCATCAAGGCCGCCGAGGTTGAAGTCGTAGGTGTAGTCGATGATGTAGCCGTTGAAGAGTTCTTCGCCTTCGCGCGTAAGGATGACGTTTCGCATTGGCGCAAGTCCGGGTTGACCGTTTGCTGTGTCAAAGAACGGAGAGTCTGTATTGAAAGGGTTGAAGACTCCGCCGGCATAGCCGTCTAGGAGATTGAAGTTCATTGAGCCGGCTGTGAATTGGTCGCCGATGTCGCGTCGTCCGCGTGTGACGGTGATGTTTGTGGAGCCCTCGATGACCGAGGCGTATTGGGTCGTACCGTTGAGCACGTATTCCGTGTTATCTAGGACGCCTTTAAGTGCGTCGTCAAGTGTGAAGCCGTCAACAATAAAGCCTGTGTCAATGAGGAGATCGTAGGATCCCGATTCGACAATTGACGTGGCCATTACGCGACTTGTATTTGTGCTGGGCCGTCTACACGGTTCATGGCTTTAATGGCGTTGACGACGGCGCGACCGATGTCTGCCGATGTGGAGATGCCGCCTGTGATGTTGACGGTAATGTTCTGTCCGCTTTGGTTGCGCATGCGATCTAACGGGATGACGGCTTCTGGCCCCTTTTCGCCAACAATGGCAAGCGTGGGAGCGGTCACAATTCCGCCTGTAGCCATCATGCGTACTCCGCTTATGCCGCCTTCTGCGGCTTCTTGTGCTGCACCAATGCGGCCGAGCGAGATGGATTCAATAGTTGAGACGTTGTCAACGAACGGAATGGCGTTGTATGCCCTAATAAGCGCGTTAATTGCTTTAATCCATGTGTTGGCCAATGTCTCAAAGCCGCCAATAATAAAGTTGAGGACGCTGTTAACAATGTTGCGGAAGCCCTCAAACTTTTTGTAAGCGATTGCTAATCCGACTACAAGCGCGGCGATGCCGGCAGCGATAAGTGAGAACGGGTTGAGCGCCATTGCAAAGTTGACGGCCATAATTGCTGTGGCAATAGCGGCGATTGTGCCGGCAATGGCTAGGAATGCGCCGGGGTTGTCTTGTGCCCAGTCTGCAAACTTCTGCACTACGGGGAGGATGGCTTCTACGGCTGGGAGTAGTGCAGCGCCAATTGACTCTTTTGTTTCGTCTAGCGAGTTCTTAAGGATCTTCATGCGGCCTGCGGCGGTTTCGGCGGCTGCGGCCGTGGCTCCTCCAAATGTTCCGCCAAGGACATTCATGACGTCGTCAAGCGTTGCTCCGTCTTTGATCATTGCTTTGATCTCTGGGGAGAGTTGTCCGAGCGCCTTAAAGTTGCCGCCGTACGCTTTGGCAAGTGCATCTGAGACGGTTGCTAGATCTTTGCCAGAGCCTTGTGCGATGTCCTGAGCGAGCGCTAGGGCTTCGTTGGCTGTGGTGATGTCCTTAGTGCCTACGAGAAGCGCTTGGAAGGCTGGACGGAGTTCGCTGTCGGCCGTACCGGATGCCCTCGACATTGCAGCAATGACCTTCTCTTGTGAAGCAACTTGTGCGTCTGTTGCTCCGGTAACGTTGCCCATGACGAGCGCAAGGTTTGCTTGCTCCGCTGCGTCTTCCATTGCCGCTTGAGTTGCGCCTGCAAGTGCTACGCCTAAGCCGGCCATTGCTGCGGCCGCTGGGATTGCTGCTTTCTTAATAGCGAAGTTTGCCTTGGCTCCGAATCCTTCTAGTTGCTTAAATTGGGCAATCGCCTTCTTAGCGCCCTTGGGATCGTATTCGCTGATGATTGGGAGGATGACGGCCATGGGTTTACCTTGCGCTTAGATCGCGACTTAAGGCTTCTCCGACGCGGGCAACGATCCGCTCCATCTCTGTCTCAAGTTCGCTTTTGTTTGCTTCGTACTGTTTCCACACTACTCGCGACGGGTCGCCGTATTTGGCTGTTAGGGCTGCGCCCATTTGATTACTTTTTGAGAAGTCAAAGAAGGATGCGGCCGCGCCCATCCATTTAATGGCAAAGGTTGAGAGGTTTACTTTGCCGCCAAAAACTTCTTTGGGCGCTTTGGTGTTGATGTAGGCCTTGACGGAATGGTCGGTCGGCCATGGGAAGACTTCGTACTCGCCACGGAGACGCCATTGGCGTTGCCATCCTGAGAGCGGATAGTTCAACGGGATGGCCGACTGGATGTCTGAGACAAGCCCAGACGTTACGCGCTTGTAGTCCTTGGTGATGTCGCGACGGAGAGCCTTGTCGATCTTGTTGAGATCTTTAAGCGCTTGGCCAAGGCCGAACACTTCTATCCGTGCTTCAACGCCGCCGGCTGAGTCTCTCATTTGTGTCCTTTTTTGTTTTGGTCATTAAGGACTCTAATGATTGTTTGTAGGTCGCGTGAGTCAAACGACTCCGCATAGAACGTCGGAGCCCATCCCGTCGCGACTACCAGTTCGGCTAGTTGCCGGCGGTAGCCGCGTCCGTAGGGTTTGGATCGGTTGCGTCCTCCGCTGCGATCTCGACGTCTGGGTTTTGTTTCAACCATTCGCGCCATGACGCTGGAAGTTTCTCGCCTTTGATAGTGAGCAGCGTGTGTACCCAACACGCAAGATCGGATGCACCTATGCCGCGTCCGTCGGACACTCGACGATTCTCTAAGCGTTCCCATTCGGCAATGACAAAGAGGTTCGTGGATAGTTGTTCGGTTACTTCTCCGCGCGTGACGGTCAGTTTGATTTTCATGGTGCTCCTTGTGTCGGGCCGAGGACGGCCGTGATTATGGTGTTACGTCTACCGAGTACACGCCGCCCTGTATCTCGATATCAATTACTTGAAGTTCGCCAAGGGAAGCATTGATGACAGGTAGTTCAGAGATAAACCCATCTGTCAAAATAAAACCGGGGTTCGTTGCGCCGTCTGCGGCCGAAGTTGGTTTAACTTTGACAACAATTTTTTTGCCGACATAAGCCGAGATTAATTGGTAAGTCTCATCGGTTGCGTATGAGTTGTACATCGTCAAGGTAAGCGAGTTTGAGAAGAGGCCAGACGTGTAGGTGCGTGATGTGGATCCGAAGGCGGTGTCTTCCAAAGGCTCGGAGACGACGGTGAACACGGCGGCCGTGCATTGGTCGCTGATGTTGTTTAGGGTAGAAATGGTCAACCCAATTTCTACGGATGGATTCGAGAGGATTGTTGTGGTTGCCATGATTGCTCCTTGAGTTGTGGATTTAGTTTGACATAGATTCGGGCGCTAGGTGTGGATTACGCCGTTTGGACTTGGGTTGCGACGGTGAGTTCGTATGCTGGCAGCATGGATCCGCCGATGTCGACGTTGGTGGGGCGGCCTGAGATGATGCCGATGTTGAGCGCGTATACCTGAGCGAGCATGTTGAGTAGGGACTTCTGGGCGTCTAGGTTGCCGGGGCCAAGTGTCACGATCTGGAGTGTGAAGGTGAGTTTGGCAATGTTGTAGTTAAAGCCTTCAATGGAGTCGATGTTGACGAACACGCACGGAGGGACGATGTTGCGTGGATCGTTTACGACTTGGAGCCCTGAGACGGTTTGCAGTTTGGCGACTAGGTCGTCGTAGCCCTCATTAAATAAGTCGGTGTAGGTGGGGACTGGCACTAGGCAACCTGCGGACGGTCAATGCCTAACAATTGGCGGATCATTCCGTTGAGTCCCATGACGGGAGCGGTTCCCATTGACTGAAAGGATGCAAAGGAATCCATAGATCCGCGCTGACGGTACAACGCGCCGCCATACATGATCGTTCCAAGTTTGACGTCTTGCGAAGGGACAGTTGTAAGGGAGTCGACATAGCCGGCTTCCATTCTTCGGCGCCAACAGAATTGGGAAGCACTAGACGCGCATATTGTTAAGAACGCTGCGTCGGCGCTTGTGGCCGTTCCTATGCCAAGCCAGTCCTCAACGTCTCCTGCGCTGATCCATGTGCAAGTCGGAGTTGATGTCAGGGTTCCAGACGCGGCGGTTCGCTCGACATCGGCGGCCGTTTTTGCGTAAAGGACTTGATTGGCAATTGGAATGTTGACGTCGTAGAGAAGATCGCCTTCGGTGTCTACGCCCTCAAACAGATATTGCGGAAGAGCGCGGACGGTGTAGGTTCCGTTAAATGTGGCGTCTACTCCTGCGACCGTAATTGACTGGCCGACCTCCAACTCCGTCGGGGTGAGAAGTTGAAGGACGGCGAAGTCGTCTATGAGGTACTTGTTGGTGACGCTGTAGGTAGCCATGAGCGGATGCTCCGCTCTCGACTAGGCGATCAAGATCGACTGAACTTGGGTGCTGTCTGCAATAAAGGTTGAAACATAGCCCGCGTACGAGAAGTTGCGACCCAAAGTAGACGGCAACTCCACGCTCATTAGGCCACGGATTTGCTCATAGAACTCGATGGCTTGTGCGCGTGCGACAACCATTGTTGAAGCCGCAAAGTTACGGTCTGCAACAAGAGTCAAACCGAACGGGTTAAACGTGCTCATCTGTGTAATGTTTGCAGTTCCCGCAGCGTTCATTCCGGTTAGTCCGGCGGCGGCTGTGTACGGGAATACAGGTCGCTTGTCCGCGTCCAACTGCTTTCCGAGGTACAGCCATACGTTCGGGTCTACGAAAAGATGGTCTGGCAAGAAGTTAGTTGCAACAAGAATGTTGTATGCCGAAGTGTAAAGCGCGTTAAACAACGAACTTGGATCGGTGGTGTTAACTGTCCATGTTGCTCCCGATGCTGTTGCGCCAGCGGTGATTGCGTCTGCAGCCACGTTGTCGCTGGCCAAGAGATATTCGCCTAGTAAGTCATTGAGGATTATCTGCAAACTGGCTGGGTCTGTGAAGTCGACGTCCTGAATTGAGAGCGTGACTTGTCCTGCCAATGTTGTCTTGCTTACCGAGTTGGAAGCAATAACCATTGTTGTTGCGGATGCTGCGGCGAGTTCGTTTGCTTGTGCAGCGACGCTTGTGTGCGTGGTAATCGTTGGACGAATAAATGTCTTTGATGCTCCGCCGTTTGGCATTGCACGTGCGCCAACTGCCTGAACAACTGGACGGATAAAGTTGAGGTCTTGAAAGACTGGCCCAAGGACTGGTACTGGCAAAAGACCCGGAGTGTCCGTAGTGAGTACATCACCTGCGGCGGCTTCAAGTGCGGATTGCTTTGACTTGATGAAGTCTTGAGTTGCGGCTGCAACGTTGCGGAATGTCTCTCCGCCGATGTGCATTGCTGCCATGTATTCGCCGGGGGTTGGAAGATCAAACTTGCGCTTCGGTACTGCTGGAAGAGAAGCGGTTGGGATGGTGGCTTCGATGACTGGTGCTGCTACTGATTCGG